CTGAACGAGAGGGTGCTTCTGCATGTACGCAGTAGTAGCTGTAACCCAGTTGGCAACGTCTGTAATTGCTGGCAACATCAACAAACCAATACCGGTAAGGGCGTTAGTCAGTTGTGTCTTAATCTGAGCAATCTTAAAGTTTAGTTGTTCGGTGGTAATTCCGAATGCGGTATCTAAACCTTTAGCACTAGAAGCTTGAAGCGAAGCGTTTAACGATGCAAGTTGAGGAAGTTGTTTAGCAAGTGCTGAAACAAGTCCAACCGATCCTGCTCCGAATGTAGCGGTAACAAGTTTTTCTAACGGAATGCCGGTTTTTTGAGATTGAACTTCTAACGATTTTAGTGTGTCAATTAGACCAGTACCAGGAGTTCTGGCTTTCTTTGCTAAATCCTCAGCGTTAATTCCAAGTGCCGCTAATGCTTTGGTCTGCGCTTTAGTTGGGTTTTCTACTTTGCCAAGACCAGTTGCAAGCGTAGTCATGCTTCGAGCATTGGTGTAACCGGCTTTAGCAGCAATGTCAGAAACGGCTGCGGCTTCGCCAAGGTTAATTCCGTAGGCTGCTAATGCACCACCAACTCGACCCTTAAGTAGGCCAACCAAGTTGTCTAATGATCCAATGTGATTCTGGTTGGCTTTAACAAGTGTGTCGGTTACTTGTGCGACACTTTCACCTTTGGTAATTTGCAACGCTTGAGCTGCAACGATTGTGGTTGCTATTGAAGCAACGTCGCCACCTGTGATTGCTGCGGCTTTAGCGGCGTTGTCTACAAGTTTGTAAGCAGCAGCGCCTCTAATACCAGCCTTTTCAACTTGCAGAAATGCGTTAGCAATTTGATCTGAAGAAATAGCGGTCTGGCTAGAGACTGTAAGAATGACACCTTTTAGGTAATCAAGTTCTGACGCTGATGCACCGGCTTGGTTCTGAATCTTGTCAAGTGCTTCGTTGTATTTAATTGCCTTTTCAACACCGTAAGCGACCATAGCGACACCAACGGCTGCAACGGCTGTGGTTGCCTTCTTGCCAAAGGCGGTCATCTTTTCCGAAGTAGTCATTGACTCTTTGCCGAACTCGCCCATCTTGGCTTGAGCTTCGGTCATCTTTGCCATGTATTCTTTTGTTTCGGCTATGAGTGTGGCGATTACTGGTGGAAGAAGTCCAGACATTTCACGCCTCCTGAGCAGCGATTACGAGTGAGTTAAAAAGAACATCAAGCTGTGGAATTGAGTTGTCAATACCAGGTTGCATGAATGGGAATGGGCGAGTCGTGTAATAAGGCCAACGACCTGATCCATGAAATCCAAGTTCAATGCGTCGTCCATAGACAATGTGAGGGCCGGTCTGTGATTCCCATTTCCCTGTACCTAATTTCCTAGCACCATTTGAATAGATGCTGTTCATTAGGTTGCCGGTGCGACGAGTTGGCAAAGGCCATGCGTCTGAACGCCATGATTCGGTTATCTTTGCGTCTGCGCCAGTAATAAACATCTTCTTGGCTTCACGCTTGATTACTTCGCTACCTTTTAGAACAAAAGAGCGAGCAGCTTCATCAACACGAACAATCATGCTGTCTATTGACTTATCGAACTCAGGTATTCCGGTTACAATCTCAGCCACGCTGAACCTCGTTCATAGTGTTGTCAATAGCGATAAGCCAGTCAGTAACGTGCCTAGGCTGGTCAAGGAAGTCTTGGTGTGATCCACCAAATGTCTTTCTGAATTGGTACTCACGATAGAAGTCTGAAACCTCTACGTCTACCTCGGCATCTTGACCCTTGAGTGCTGCCTCCAGCCGTGCTAGTCGGCGGTAGGAACTTTTGGGTCAGGGTCTGGCGAGAAGTCTGGTCGCTTGTTGTATTCCTCGGCACAAGCGTTAGCCAGTTCATCAAAGATAGCCTTAGGAAGGTCAAGCGCAGATTCAGTCGTAGGCAAGTCACCTAATGACCAAGACTTCACCATGCCAGCAATAAGAGCAGCTTGATAACCATCTAAGTTTGCTTGGTCCTCGTCGCTAATTTCGGCAAAGATAGCCCAAGTCTCAGGCTTTGAATCATCAAAACCCAAGTTGTTTAATTTGGCTGCTGAACCTGCGGCCTTCATAAATGCTCGGCTAATCATGCGGTTTGTACGCTCGCTGATTTCGTCAGTGTTAAACAGAATTGCTGACTGTCCGTTTGGAAGGTTTATTGCTGGCATTGTTTCCCCTTTGGGTTATTTAGTAAGCGGTTGAAGTTGCGTTAACGATGTTGGCTTGGATTGGTGAGTAACCAGTCGTAGCGTCAGTAGCGTCAGCGTTAGCAGTAAACTCTACCTCAACTTCGGTGTAAGCCTTGCCTCGTGTGCGCTTTACGTTTTGGAACTGAGCCTGTGTCATTGTGAATGAAACGCTGTATTGAGTTCCACCTGATGAGTCGTTAGGGTCGGTAAACGTAATAACAAGCGCCTGTGGGCTTCGTGTCAATGCAGTTGCGCCTGATCCAGTTGACCAAGGATCTGTCAAAGAGTTAACTACGGCTGTGAACTTACCAGTCACTTCAATAGGACCAGCAAAGTTCTGGTACGGAGCCTGTGTACCCATTGTGAAGATAGGAGCAGTCTTACGAGCGATGGTCAGCGTTCCGTCTTGGATGTAGGTGTAAGTCGTTCCAGCAACTGTAATAGTTGTGTCCCATGCAGGAATCATGTGAACCGTTGAAGGGTTTGGTGTGCTGAATGGTGCTGTTGCTGATGTACCCGATGTGTATGGGTTGGTCATGAACTTAATTGTTGACTCTGCTGCGGCTTCTGCACCAAACGAAATGTCAAGTTGGTCAGCCTGTGCGCCAAGAAGGGTGAAGTAGTTAGCACCGTCAAAGTCCATGATTGAGTAAGACTGTGGCTGTGAACCGATAGAAGCGTTGTTAAGAAGCTTGATGTTGTGCGTGTATGGTCCTGCACCTGTAACGGTGTCGGTTCCACCAAGAACGGCCTTAACTAAGTTAGGGAAAGTGTCGGCAAAGAGGTAGAACTTAGCGTCGTACTCGTCGTGACGTACACCCTGAACTTGGTCGTACACCATAACTGGTGATCCACGCAGAGCCTCGTCACGAAGGAATGTTTGCATAGGTGTCACTTGAGGAGCTGTGACCGGAATGTAAACCGGTGTTCCTCCTGAGTTAAGCGTTCCTCGTGTTACCTCAGGCATGATTCCGAGGTAACTATTAGCAACTAAATAGGCGGCCATTATTGAGGCTCACTTTCTGATTGGGTAGGGGTTGATTCAGGTTCTGGTGTAGCGTCGGCTACAGAGGCTTTTGGGGCCTTCTGTGAGCCATTTACAGACACCCAGAGTGTGTCAGGAGCAGTGTCAATGTTGTATGTCTGCCCTGGTTCAGCAACTACTACGTTGCCATCGGAGTCTAATGTGTCGGTATAGACCGTTGTGTAAAAACCGGTGTATTTGTATTGGGTCATGTGTCCACCTCTTCGAGTACGGTGACTCTGATAGTTGAGAATGTTTGAGTTACTTCTTGCGCCCCACCAAGTAGAACTGGTAGGTCTGATTCAATGAGGATGTCTGGGCCTTTGCCACCAACTCCTGCTTCACCCCACTGCCACACATTGTTCTGTGTGTTCTGAGGTGCGCCAGCTGTACGGTTAGCACGAATGGCAGATACAAACGAATCTAGGAATGTCTCGTTGCCCATAGCAGCAACCTCGGCTTGGCCTTGGGTGCTTCGGTAGTAGCAAGAGAACACGAACTCGTAGGTTACGAACTTACGCCCGTTATGCGCCCCACCGTATGCCACTCGCTGTTCGCTTTGACGCTCAATGAACGTAAAGACGATTGCGCCTTGGAACTGGTTAGGCGTTTGTCCTGGATAGAACGCACCCTCTGGCGTAATCTTCGGAGGGAATGTGTAGATAGTTGTAAGACCGGTTATGTCTGCGTTCGATAAGTATTCAACAACTTGGTCTCGAACGACTTGTCTTGACATTAGACACGACCCCAGATGTTGCGGAAGGTGTCGAGTAGGTCATAGGCAGCTGCGTGGTGTGCCTCTGAAGCGGTGATAGGGCCACCTGCTCCGGCTGCTGCTGCGCCTGAAAGTGTGAATGCACCTGATCCACGCTCTTCCACCATAGATACAACAAAGTGAATAGTCGCTTCTTTGACGGCGGTGAGGTTAGGTGAGGCTACTGAGCAACCTGCGGTGTGTGGGTACTTAGTTGGCTTGGCGAGGGTAACAATGTCGCCATCGTCAGGCACGAAGTTTGAAGCTACGGTAACTGTCTCGGTGTTAGCGCCATCCCAGATAATGAGTGATGAGTTGGCGTAGATACCGGTGTTCTTGGTTACGGTGATTGAAGTAGCACCCTTAGTAATTGGGTCCATGTTCAGAGCGTTAGGGAAACCGTTGACGTAGACGTACTGGCAAGCGTATTCGTTGCCGTACTGTGCGCTTGGGAACATTGAAGTGCCGAACTGGTAGGTCGTTGACTGTCCTGGGTTCCAGTTGGTGTTGACAATGAACTGGTAGCGCTCGATTTGAGTGTTGTTGTTGGTCAGGGTGATTGGAGTCTGACCACCGACAGGGCCTGAAGCAGCGTAGGAGAATGAGCGTAGTTCCAATACTGGCCAGCCGTAGGGGTGGACAATGAAC